ACATGTTAAAATTTTATAATGACCAAATTGAATTTGTAGAAATTGAAGCACGATTTCATAAAGCTTTAGCAGAAACAGCTACTGCTAGAGTTCAAGAATTAATGGCTAGTCAAAAACACATGGAATACATTGTTGCTAGAGATCAAGCAGATACCGAAGTAAAAGAATCATCTACAAAAGAATCATAACCATGAGAAAGATTTATTTAAGTGCAGGACATACTAATGTTCCTGGTAAAGATAGAGGTGCCTCAGGTCAGGGTTATATTGAAGGAGAATTAACTATAGAGTTTAGAGACTTAGTTGCTAAATACTTGGACAAGTATGGTAATACTCCTGTTATTGATTCAAATAAAAATGGTTTAAGAAAAACATTAAACTTTTTTAAAACTCTTACAGAAAAAAATTCTATTGTAGTAGATATTCATTGGAATGGTTTTTCTTCTGCAAAAGCTCACGGAACAGAAATATTGATTCCTTTTACACCAAGTAACTTTGAAATTAAGCTAGCTAAGAAGCTTGCTGAGAGTATATCTTCGGTAATTGGCACAAGTCTTAGAGGAAAGTATAAAGGTAACGCAGGAGTCAAGACAGAGGGTTCTTCTCATCATGGTAGATTAGGGTGGATGAAGTTAACCGGTGAAAACGTACTACTAGAAGTTTGTTTTATTACAAACAAAAGTAATATGGAAGCTTATCAATCTGAAAAAGAAGCGTTAGCCAAAAGAGTAGCGGAAATACTTTTTAAAGCATCAACAGCAAAAACAACTAAGATTAGTAAACCCTCTGTAAAATCTGTAACATATACTGTTAAGAAAGGAGATTCTCTATGGAGAATAGCTAATAATCATGGGTTACCAGTTAGTGAACTAAAAAAATTGAACAACTTAGAGGGTAGTTTAATTAAACCTGGTCAAAAGTTAAAAGTTAAAGAATGATAGTAAAGCAACTTGATAAAAAGGTAGTACTAAAAGAGGGAGGAATGCTTCTTCTTCAGGTACTCCTTCATTGTCATTTTAATAAAATCTATTTATCTCAGTCTGAGTTAACTTGTGCTGCCTTCTTAGCTAAATATAAAGAAGGTATATCACTAAGTGATTTCTGTAATGCTAGTTTTGATGAAGATTTAACATCAAGCCCTCAATATGCTAGAAATGTAGTTAATAAATTAGAAGACAAGGATATTATAATTAAGAAAGGTTCTGGTAAAAAGAAAAAACTTTTTTTATCAGACACTATTGAAATTGAAATTGACGGTAATATTTTATTAAACTTAAAAGCTTTAAAAATAGATGAAACCGCATAAGTCAAGAAACATAATACCAGAAGTTGCAAATCATTTAAGTTTAAATAAGGAGCTTACTGAGAATGTAATAAACTTTTATTATGATAAAGTAAGAGAAACCTTAAATGAATCTACTGATTTACAAATCTCTCTTGACAGGTTAGGTACTTTTCAAATAAAAGAAAGTTCTTTACTAACTTATAAAAAAAGATTTAAATCATTTATAGAAAATACTGAACCAGAAAAACTTTCTTTTATTAAGTATAATAAGTATTCAGAAGTTTTAAAGAATTTCAAAAAGATAGATGAGTTATTAGAAAAAATAGAGGATGAAAAAACAAGAAAGTTATTAACTAAAAAAAATAGAACCAATGTCGTTAATAAAGATTTGGAAGAATAAAGGTAAAATTCTAGAAGGAATAAAGAACAATATTTTTAAGTCAGAACATGTTGAAGAAATAGCTAATGAAAGATTTGAATTTTGTAAGAAGTGTCCTGATTTAGATAAAGAAGGTAAATCTTGTGAAGTTAAAGGAACTCACCCTTGTTGTGGATTATGTGGTTGTTCTTTACAACTTAAACTAAGGTCTCTATCATCAGAATGCGATGTAAAGAAGTGGGGTCCTGAATTATCTGAGAAAGAAGAAGATTTATTAGAAGAACATTTAAAAAACCAAAAAAAAGGATATACCTGATATGGAGGTAGCTCAAGAAGTAATTAGTAATAAATTAAAACCACAATAATGAGTATAAAATTTATAGAAAAGACACATAGCTATTTAAGCACTGGTGAGCATGACGTTGAATGGACTAGTGTAACTAGTCTAATATCAAAGTATAAAGAATTCTTTGATCAAGATGCTGTAGCTAAAAAATGTGTAAGAAATAAAAAATCTAAATGGTATGGTTTGGTCCCAAAGGATGTTAAAGCTATTTGGAAAGAAGAAGCTAAAAGAGCTACTGATTTGGGAACTTTTTATCATAACCAAAGAGAAGATGAATTACTATCTTTAAATAGTTTAGGTAGAGAAGGTAAAGATTTACCCATATTTAGACCTGTTATAGACGAAGAAGGTGTTAAACATTCTCCTGAACAAGTATTAGATGAAGGAGTATATCCTGAACATTTTGTTTATCTTATGTCTAAAGGTATTTGTGGTCAAGCTGATTATGTTGAAGTAGTTAATGGTAAGATAAATATCATGGATTATAAAACTAATAAAGAAATTAAGACTTCTAGTTATGTTGATTGGGAAGGAAATTCTAAAAAAATGTTAGCTCCTTTACAACACTTAGATGATTGTAGCTTGAATCATTATAGATTACAAATGAGTTTATACATGTATATAATGCTTAAACATAATCATCACTTAGAATGTGGTACTATGACAGTAAGGCATGTAACTTTTGAAAAAACAGGAGAAGATAAATATGGTTATCCTATTACTAAACTAGATCCTAGTGGATCCCCTATAGTTAATGATGTAATAGATTATGACTTAGGTTATCTTAAAAAAGACGTTCTAAAACTATTAAAAAAAATAAAATAATATGTTACCTAAATTATTTGACATAGAAAATGATAAAATAATACCAACAGAACACTGTTATGCCTTACATACACTTAAGGTTATAATGGACAAATATAAAAAGGACAAGCAGTATCTTAAGGTATATCAATATCTTTTTTATATGACTTGTCCTAGTGCTGAAGTAAATATTTACTTTAACTCTCCTGAACATGAAAGAGAAGATCTTATCTTAAAAGAATTAAAGATTGATTTCTCATTAGAAGACCTTGAAGTAATAGAAGGTCTAAAGTTTTGTAGAAAAATGTATGACACTCCTACAGCAAGAGCTTATAGAGGAATAAAAGTTATGTTAGATAATTTAGCTGAGTACATGGAAGAGACAGAAATTACAGGAGGTAGAGATGGTAACATAACAGCATTAGTTAATGCAGCTAAAAACTATCAAGCAATTAGAGAATCTTTTAAAGGTGTAGAAAAAGATTTAAAAGAAGAACAAGATGATTCATCAGTGAGAGGTGGTAAAAACTTAGCTTATGACGAATGATCAATATAATATCCCCACATGGGATAATGGAGAATGGACCCATACTCAATTTAAAGATAAGGATGCATATCTTTCTTTTGTAACAGCTTGCTTTAAAGAGCCTGGTAAATATGGGTTTAACGAAGACACTAATCAAATATTTAATGAACAAGGTAATATATTCTTTAAACAAGGCTTCTATTGTGATGCTCCTTTCATGACTAAAGACTTTATTAATTACTGGGATAATCAAAAAGAAAAGAACAGAAAAGGATTAATAGTTAAGTCTAAAGGAAACAGTTTCTATTTAACTAGAGATTACTACATGTGGTTAAACTTTTTGCCCATTTATAATAAAGAAATAAAAAAGTTTGGTTTAGCTAAAATTAGAGATGCTCAATATCACATGGCTCTATACGAGATACTAGCTGAACTTAACAATGTACATGCTGCTATATTAAAAAAAAGACAGATTGCATCTTCTTATTTTCATTGTTGTAAGGTAATAAATCAATTTTGGTTTGAGGAAGGTTCTGTGTGTAAAATGGGAGCTTCCTTTAAAGATTATATTAATGAAAAAGGATCTTGGAAATTCTTAGATGAATATAAAAACTTCTTAAATGAAAATACTGCTTGGTATAGACCTACTAACCCAGGTAAAGTAATGACTTGGTTTCAAGCAATTAAAGCTACTGAAAAAGGTAGAGATAAAACTAAAGGATTAAAGTCTTCCTTAACAGGAATGTCTTTTGATAAAGATCCTACTAATGGTGTAGGTGGACCATGTTCAGTATTTTTTCATGAGGAAGCTGGTATTGCTCCTAGAATGATGGATACTTATGAATTCATGAGACCGGCCTTAAGCTCAGGTATGACAACTACGGGTATTTTTATTGCTGCTGGTTCCGTTGGTGATTTAGATCAATGTCAACCTTTAAAACAAATGATATTATATCCTGATGATAATGATATATATTCTGTTGAAACTAATTTAATAGACGATAAAGGAACTATAGGTAAAGCTGGTCTATTTATTCCAGAACAATGGTCTATGCCTCCTTATATAGATGATTTTGGTAATTCATTAGTAGAAGAAGCTCTTAAAGCAATTAAAGAAGAAAGAAAAGACTGGAAGAAGAAATTACCAGCAGCTCAATATCAATTAAGAATATCTCAAAAACCTACAAATATTGCTGAGGCATTCGATTATAGAAAAGAAGCTTATTTTCCTGTTAAATATTTAGCGCACCAAAGAAGACTAATAGAAGACAAGACTTATTATTCAGAGTATGTTGATCTATCTTTTAAAGTAGATGGTAGTATTAAAGTTGAAAAAAGTAATAAGGCTCCAATAACTGACTTCCCTATATCTCCTAAGACAGAAGATAAAGTAGGAAGTATTGTAATATATGAGAGACCTGATGATAAGGCTCCCTGGGGTACCTATATAGCCTCTGTCGATCCTGTATCAGAAGGTAAAACAACCTCAACTGATTCATTATGTTCTATTATAGTATATAAAAACACAACTGAAGTAAGAAGAATGTCAGCGGATGGATCTTTTGAAGTATTTGTAGAACCTGGTAAAATAGTTGCTACATGGTGCGGTAGATTTGACGATCTTAAAAGAACACAAGAAAGATTAGAGCTTATTATACAATGGTATAACGCTTGGACAATTGTTGAGAATAATATCCCTGGTTTTATACAGCATATGATTAATAGAAGGAAACAGAAGTACTTAGTTCCTAAAGATCAAATAGTTTTTCTAAAAGAATTAAAGGCTAACGCCAATGTGTTCCAAGAATATGGCTGGAAGAACACAGGAACAATGTTTAAGAACAATATGCTTCCTTATGTAGTAGATTTTATAACAGAAGAACAATATGCTTCCTTATGTAGTAGATTTTATAACAGAAGAGATTGATCAAGAAATTGCTGAAGATGGTACTATAATAAAAAGCATATATGGTGTAGAAAGAATTCCTGATATAATGTTGTTAACAGAAATGGAAAAGTATGAACCTGGGCTCAACGTGGATAGATTAATCTCTTTTGCAGCCTTAATTGCTTTCATAAAAGTTCAAGAATCTAACAGAGGTTATATTAAGAAAGCTGAATATGTAGATGACAAACACTTGCATAAATCAAATAAAATCAGTAAATTAAATAAGAGTGCCTTTAGACATGTTGGTAACTCAAATAGTAAATCAAAGCTCCATTCTCCTAAAAGGAGCGGCTTTAGAAATTTAAAATAATATGAAGGTACTTAATGGCATGGATATGAAGAAGGGTAAGAAGACTGATGTGAAACACACCAGCTCCTTAACTCAACCCATTCAATTTATTCCCAAGAAACTAAAATTTAGATTGGTTAGAATGGCAAGGTATTAAACAACTAAAAAGAAACTCTAGAAGATTACTTAAGAATTATAAGTTAGCTAAAGGAATTATTGATAAGACTGACTATATATCTCAAGACAATCCAGAGAATGCTGAAATTATAGATACCTTGACTGAGGAAGATGTATCAGCATTAGAGCTTAAGTTCTATCCTATTATTCCTAACGTTGTTAATACACTACATTCAGAGTTTTCTAAAAGAATTAAAGGCTAACGCCAATGTGTTCCAAGAATATGGCTGGAAGAACACAGGAACAATGTTTAAGAACAATATGCTTCCTTATGTAGTAGATTTTATAACAGA